AAAGATCTAAGTGAATTAGTTCCCATTTCGACTGCTTTTGGATTGTTATGTCTTACAGTAAAAGTAGCACTAGCAAACTGATTGGAAGGTAAAACTTTGAAAGTAATTCTTATACCTTTCCAACCGTCGTTGTTTTCTATTTCCATAGACTCGTAATACGTCATATTATAACGTCCCTCTTTTAAACCAAACTCATCAGTTGGCTCTCCAATATCAAAATCTGATATATCCATAATTATCTCCTATCCCAAATCGTAGCACTCATAGTCGTTTATATCGCGCGCTACTTCTTCCAGGATGCGTTGTGCTTCGTAGAGGTCTCTGTCTATGCCATGCGGTAACATTTCATTTAACAAAGGATCTTCTGCGTAAGCGTTTATTAAATTACTTGTGCGCTCACATAAGCGCTCAAGTCCCTCTATAGTTTTTTGTTTAGGCCTCGACATCTTTTTTGATGTTGTTGACCATAGCTTCCCGGACTGTATTCCAATCCATAGGTAATTCTTTTGGAAGGTCATACCTATTTTTTGCAAGACAGCCTGGGGCCTCTTCGGTAATCAAGATTCTGTCGCCGACAGTTTGTTTCGTTGATATACCTTTTGATCCTTGAACTTTAGCTGTGCCTATTTTGCGCGTTGCAAAAAAAACATTATCGCTCTGTTCCAGGATCAAAGCAGAAGCATGTCTGTTGAGTTTTATCTCATGGCGATCAAAAGGCGAGTCCATTGCAGGATCCTCAACTCTCTTGATTACGTTATGAGCAATAAACACGATAGACATACCGCGTTCCCGGAGTTGGTTTGTATAGGTCAAAAACTCACGCCAAACATTGACTGCCTCTGCGTAAGACCTCCCATAAGCAACCGACTCCATAGATTTATAATTATTATCTTTACAAACCTTAGGCCAAATGTACTGAATCTCAAATTGATCCAGGCTATCTAGCACATAAGTTTTGTAACCACCCAAATCATCTTCTGCCAACAAAGATTTAATATTGCTTATGATTTCGTCATAACCTGTCTTGTTTTCTTTAGGCAAATCAAAGTGATCCACCTCGATATTTACAAGACCATCTTCCGTTAGTTGTATGATTGGATTTGACATAGATGCAGCAAAGGTTGTTTTACCAACACCTCCTGATCCAAATATTACAAATCTAGGTGGCTTCTTCTTCGCCTTCTTTCTTATCTTCGATAGACTCATTGCTTTCTCCACTTTGTAACGCTTGCTCTAATTCAACCGACAGATTGTTCAACAAACTTTGGTTGTTCTGTGCAAGACTGTTAAATAATAACCTAACGAACTCCTGTATAAAAACATTTATATTCGTTAAGACCTTGTTTTCATTTTCCGATACAGATTGGATTATGTTGTTCATTGCAACTCGCTCTTGTATTGAGCGTGTTAACTCAGCAACTTTCTCTTTCTCCATATCTTCATCCCATACTAAAATGGGTGGCCCGTCATCTTTATCAATACGAATGACCGGCTTCTTTTCCTCGACATTATCTGTCATGGCGCCTCCATTGAGTTTAAGTTATAAGTTTGACAATCCTGTTTGTATAAACAGAATCGACAATGATCCCCAAAGACAAACTTTGGTTCTGATTCTAAGCAAGCATCAGCAGCCGGTTTTAAGTCCTGGAAGGCCCAATCAACCAAACTTTCAGGTGTAGTCTCATAGGATTTGACAGGGCCTTTTTTGTCCGAGCTGTAAGGCTGTACTATGGTTAGAATTACTTTTGCATTTTCATAAGGATATCTTTCTAAGATTCCTAGTGCATATATTCTCAGCTGCGTATTGTTAGCCTCAACGGGCCACGATCCGCTTTTTAAATCTATAATTTCAATCACGTCTTTAGTAATCAAAGCACAATCTAATGTACCCCAAAGGTTAGTGTTTATTTCTTCCAGGGTGACTTGCTCTTCTATGAGCTTTTTTGCTTTTAATTCTTTTTCTCTTTTCAATATGTAATCAACATATATTTCTGCACACTCCACCATTTCTTCATCAATATCAACATATATGTTGTCTTGTATTTTTGTTTCTCCTAAAAAATGATCTTTCAAGGTGCTATCTTCAAGCCTGTCTTTGAGCAAAGTCTCTGCCATCATGTGTATTATTGTTCCCTTTACTGCCGGGTAGCTTGTTTGGTAAGGCATGTCTTGTGACATTACAGGAGACGCTGGACATTTCATCCAGCGACTAGCTGCTGACGGAGACAGTAGCGCGTGTCTAGGCATCGGTCTCTATTATCTCCTGGTCAATGAATTTTTGGATGTCAGCCATAGAATAAAGTATTCTGCCACCTATTCTTCTATAAGTTGGCCCCATACCTTTACCTCTCCAATTTTCTAACGTCCTGGGCGACATGTTTAATATTTCAGCTACTTTCTTAGTAGTGACTAAATCATATTGCGTGTCCATTGGCATATCTACCTCCTTTTACTTTATAATACCCGTATTCACTTTATGGTGATTATTATGGGTAAACTACTGAAAGATTTTGATGACCCCATTGCGATTCGCAACAATAGAAAGCCTGTTTGGGTTAACAGACATTTAGTTGCGGATCTCAATAGATTAGCAAAATCTAAAAACAAAGATCCCTTACAGATAGCTGAATACATTTTATCTGTTGGGATCAATGGTTCAAGACAGTCTAAGGCAAACAGTATCATCTTTGATATTGATAACCTTTAGACTGAATTAATTCTTCTAAATGCTGGCCTACAAGCCTAGCTGACTCTACCGCTTCGTCTTTATGAATATGTGCGTATCTTGCTGTAGTCTTTTGATCCTTATGTCCTAACAAGTTTCCTACTTGAGCCAAAGGTAACTTCTGTAAACCAAAGGATGCGTATGTATGTCTCAAATCATGTAAACGCACATCCTCACAACCGACCGCTTTTTTAATTTTGTTCCAGGTATATCTAGGCGACTCGATAGAAAATATTTTATCGCGCGAGCGCGCTCTATTTTCTAGGAGAGTTTTTGCGCGCTCGCTTATATGTATGACTCTATCTTCCCCATATTGATCTGTTTTATGTTCTTTCAATACAAGCATGTTGCCTTGTAAATCGCTCCACTTAGCTTTTGCTATCTCACCGCATCTTGCCCCGGTAAGGAGTAACATCCAGATAAAATCAACGCCCTCTGCATGTCTCTTGTTGTTTTTAAGAGCGTCCAACTGTTTAGTTACTTGTAAGAATTGTTCTGCTGTCAAATAGTTTTTTCTTTTGACTTCTCTGTTTTTTGCTATGTGCGTTGCCGGGTTACTTTCTATCAAATCCAAAGTGATAGCCAGGTTAAACATAGACCTTAATAAAGTTAAAACTTTGTTAGCCTGGAATGGTGTTTCTTTAGATAAGTTGAGATGTAAGTGAGCTATATCACCTCTTTTTATAGCGCTTAACTCGCGCGCGCCGAGAGAAGGTTTAATATACCTATTAAATATCCTGGTTATTTCTTGCAAGGTCTTTACAGCTCTGCGCTCGCAGTCTTGCATATATATATCAAAAAGATTGTTTAAATTGTGCATGTTTTACTCCTAGAATGTACTTTTGCGTAGTTTAGGTTATTGCCATATTTAATTCAACTCTTTTATACATTGATAGAAAGAAGCTAAAGGTTCTGCCTTCTTCATAATATCGTCGTCAATAACCATTTGTGTTCTGCCTTCGTCAAAAGGCATAAATACAACATTTTGATATTCTTTTGAAAAAAAGGCATACAAATCCACTTGTCCGGGTTGAAAGTTTCTGTTTTTAGTGTGGCTGCCACGACGACAGTCAAATCGCCAATTAGGGTGTTTCTTTTCTCTTTTTGATTTTGTTTTGACCTGACATTTGTATAGAACATCTTCGTAGTCAAAAATTATGTCTGCCTCTGATCCATGAGGCACTACGACTACCGTATCAGACACCTCACATAGTATGCTTGCTACAAAGTATTCTCCACTTCGTCCAAGACGCTCTGTGACGCGGCCCATATCATTTACTGCATTATTGATCGTAAAATATTTTTATCTAACTCTTCTCTTGCTTGAGCTTCTTCATCAGTCAAAATACCAACCTGTCTTAAAGTTTGCGTTGTTGGTCTTACATTAGGCAATCTGTTTAGGCGACCTATCAAATTTGTTGTCTCGCCCATGATTCGCGGTGACTGCATAGCTAGAGTTGGTAAAAAAACCAAAGGATCGGTTAAAGATTGCGTCTCTCCAAGCAAACCTCTAAGACCTAACGCGCCTGCCCCCGTAAGTTGAGCTGACCCCACCACCTGAGCAATCCCTCTAGGCGTCAAAGACTGTAAAGATTGGCCTGCTAAAGAGGGCAATAATTCTGGATTTAATTTATTTAAAGCATCTAATCTAGCGCCATAATTTGTGTTGACGTTATTTCTCATTGTAGATTGTAATTTTTGTAAAGTAGTGCTTGCTTTGACATTTTTTCCTAATGACAATTCGCTTGCTAATTGCTTTTCTAAAGTGATTGCATCTTCGTATGATTTCATAACATCTGCGTATTCAGGAACTTCTTTTAAGATTCTTTCTTTTATTTTGTTTCTAATTTCTGTTACCACAACAGCCTCGTCTCCAGGTTTCAAACCTCTCGGATATTCAGCATCTATTCTTTTTTTCAACATATCCAAGCCTTTAGCATTATGTAGTCTTGGCTGTTCTTCAAACTCTTTAATAATTTTATAAATTTTTTGTTGCATTTTTTGACCCTTATTAGAAAGAGTAGTCATGCCTTCAAAACTATTTTTTACGGCAAATTCGTTAAGATCACGATTTACCTCTGAAAAATCTATTTTTTTATTTTCAAGTTGGAGCTGTGTTTTACCAGATTTAAACTTTCTTGTTTTATCTTTGCTCATTTCTTTAAGAGTTTTTGCTGCTTCTGTAACAACCTCTTCTGCTGGTACTTGTCCTCTTATGTTTTCTAAGAAACGTCTTTGCGCGTCTCCACCAGCTTTTCCAGCTTGATATGCTTGTCCTATAGCTTCTGCCCCCGCTCCGGTTGTCATTCCTACTATTGGTTTTGTCACTTTACCTACTGTTTCAACTAGAGGCTTTGTAACGCTTAAAGGGTCTGTAAATTTAGCTGCGGTTGACAGTTTTGAAGATAATGATGGAGCTTTTGCAGCCAGCATAGCTCCCCCGGTAAAAAGAGTTGAAACATCTGAAAAAACTCCAACAGGATCTTCCGCAAAAGATTTTTTTATGTTTTCTAGGCCACCATATCTATTGGCAAAATAATTACCAACCGATCTTGCTAGTTGTTCGTTGCCTTGTTCTCCAGGCCTCATTATATTTATTACACTACTTGCCAAACTGCCAACGCTTTTTGCGGTTGTTATAGGGTTAAGAATGGGTGTTATTATGTCTTTACCAAATTGCAAAGCGCTTGAAGGCACATTTTTAATCGCTTGACTTAAAACTTCCCCGCCACTCAAAGTTTCTGGATCGTCTTGTAAGATGCTTCTTAACTGTTCTTTTGACATGTATTTTACTCAGCTCTTTTAGATTCTTGAATGTATTTTTGTATTTGTAATTTTTGATCGGCAGAGCTTTTGTTGTAAAGGTCAACAAGCTCTTGATCGGATAAATTATCAAAGGTTTTATTATCAAGATTTTTGCTGATATCTGTAATTGCAGTTGAAAAATCAGTACGTCCTTGATAGCCAGATAACCCGTTATTTTCTCGCGCATAGTCAGCCATCCTTTTTTTCTCTTCTGCTAGAGCTTTAATTTCGTCCCTCAACCTTCTTATTCTTTTTGCGTTTTCTTCTTCACTTAACAAAGGGTTAAAGTTTGATCTAATAAGCCTCTCTGCTTCTCTTTCTGTAAATTGTGCGCCTAAAGTTTCTTTTAAACTTTGGAAAATAATAGACTCAATATCATTTCTCACCGCAACCGCTTTTTCTTGCCCGGTTAAAGTTAAAGCTAAATCTGGTAATGTACCTTGAAAAACCCCTGTAACATTTTCAGTTTCAAGCGTTTTCAAAACATCTTCTAATTTGTTTAAATTTGTTTCAACGGCAGCAAAACCTCCAGCAGCAAATTTACCTAAATCTTTTGCTACAGTTTTTTCAAACTCTTCACCAAAGGTTGATGCGCTGAACCCGTCTTGACCGCCTACATTAATAGTTGTTCCTGTTTTTTTAAGATTTAAAAAATCTGCAAACCCGCCTTCAAATCCTGTTTGTTTAGCAAACAAAAATTCTTGCACGGTTGTAGGCATATCCATTTCTTGTGCTTTTGTTTCTCTAGCCGCCCTTCTTTCTAAAGCTCTTTCTTGCATAACAGGTTCCCCTGCTAAAGCCTGTGGTGAAAAAGCATCGCTAATCATTAACAACAGCTCCCCGATTCCTCTGTTTCTTGCGTCTTGAAACTGTTGTATTTGTCTTGGATCTGTTAATTGTTGTCCCGGTTGTAGTTGCATGTTTGGATCAAAACCAAAAGATCTGGCCAAGCCTAGTCCTGGCGCTTTGAGTTTTGTCCCCGGAACTCTTGATGGTTTGGGCATTGGCTGTGGCATACCTCTACCTTGCATACCCATTATGTTTTACCTCCACCCATACCCATACCGCCTTTTCCTCCTGTGGCCGCTGGGACAGCTGTGCTTGCAGTTGCGCCGATTGCTGGCAATAATCCACCAGACATAGCGCCACCGAGCAAACTAGCTCCGGTTCTTAAAATATCTCCAATACCTGCTGTTTGTCTTTGCGTTGTAGTTTCTCCAATTACGCTAGTTGGAACACCCATTGCACCTTGCTGAAATAATCCAAAACGCATCAATGGATCTGCTTGCTCTCTGTCAAACTCAGCTCTTTGTGCGTCTAATATTGCTTGGTTGAGAGCTTGTTGTCCTGCCCCGGATGTTAATAAATTAGATAAATTAATTCCTTGTAGATTAGCTACGTCACCTATTAAATTTCTTTGTAAACCTCTTGTTCTATTTAAAAAATCACCAAACTGTCCACCGTAAGCCTGGTCTAAATCTGCTTGTGCTAAAGCTCTTTGCTGTTCCTGTTGCGATGCCAGCAAGTTAGCTTGTTGCAATCTATCAACATCAGATAATGCTGCTTGTTGCGCTGTGTCAAAACCTTGCTGTCTAAGACCTGTAATGGTTCTTAGGGCCTCTTCTTCAAAAGGCCTGGTAGCCTCACCTTCTAATATTGCTGATCTTGAGCCGCCAAAAGCTCCAGCGTTTATTGCTCTATCTTGCGCTCTTTGTACTGCCTGGTCTCTTCTTCTATCAATATCTACTAAAGACGCATCTATCACCGCTTGCTGGAAAGGGTTTTGATATGCGCTCATATCTGTATCTAAAAGAGACGCCGCCAGGGGAGAAGCAACGTCTCCTATTTGAGTACCACCCAAATTTTGAAATAAACCTATGTCTTGGCCTGCTTGACTTGCAAGATTCATATATAAGTTGGCTGGATTAAAGCCAGCGGTTTGATTAGCCAAATTTCTAATATCTGCCTGCCCTTGTATTTGATCCGGGGAAAAGCCTGCTACCATTTGCCCTGTGTAGGGCGTAAACGGCGTGTCAGCAAGAGCGCGGCCTCGATCGACCATTTCTTTATATGCCGTTTCTAAATATTCAGGGACGTCTGCTGTTGTCTGTGTTTTTGTTGAACCTTTTGCCATTTATAAATCCTTTCTTAAAACGTATTCTTTTTCAAAACCTAAATGTTTTAATTTTCTATGCCAGCCGCGACGCCCTCCACAATACAATCTCTTAACACCCATTTGCTTTGCTACAGCTGCAATATGTTTATACATTTCTTCGAGTTCTTCGTATTTACCTCCGCAAAACAATAAATTCATGCCGTTATGCTGTGGATATACCAAAAACTCTGTAATCATCGCTGATTCCTTTCCGGGCCATAATAAAAAATGCCCCATGCGAATTTTATCTTCTATATCGTCTATTGTATAGGCGTCTTGGTGTTTAGCTGCGCGCTCAATATAAGGTTTACACCTTATCCACTCAACTTCCCAATCAAGTAACCTGTTCTGTGCTGATTGTTCCATTGTCTGCAACTCTAAGTTTATATTTTGTTCCATTTGGACTTATCAATACTATTTCTGTTTTTTCTACTGTTCTTGACGTTGAGCTTGCATTTGTAACAGCGGCTCCATCTACCTCTATTCTTTCGCCTTTTTTAACATTTAGACCGTCTCTATATTCAACTTCTGACACAAAGTAGTCCATAAAACTTGAATCATATTCTTGTTGCACGGGTTTAGTGAAAGCTCTTCTGCTCACTATCTTTTACCCCTAGATTTAGTTTCTACTCTTATATCTCCTACTTGAAAGTCTTGAGTTGTTGATCCTTCTACTTTCATTTGTACTTGCCTAGCGGAGAACCTGGCATCTACATAACCGTCGTTTTCAAAAGTAAAACTGCCAAAATCTGTTTCTGATCCTAAAGGAGTAAATCTGCCTTTAAAAGATAAAGTAGTTCCTGGCAATGTTGATGTTTCTTCGTCCGGGATTATTTGATTTATTTGTGCAACTTTATCACCGTTACCTATTTCCAATGGGCCTGTCTGACAGAATGGTTTTGTTGTACCTAAATCTTGTGAACCTTCTAAAAAGCCTTTGTCTTGCTCAAAAATATTACCGGTGCTATCTCCAGAAATAGGAAAATCAAACACGCCCTGGTCAATCCAACAAGATCGATCCAGGCTACCTACGCTCCACACGTTGTCTTTGTAATTCCAAATAACATATTTGTTTGGTGTTTGTGATGTGCCAGATGGGAAGAACCACCACACTTCATTGAACTTACTGTTGTGTCCACCGCAAGACGCTTTTCTATATGTGTAATTTAGATTGTCATATATGTAATCATGCACATCTGATTTTATTTCTTTTACCGACCCGTCAAACACAAAGAATGAGTTTTCACCAAACCATGTCAAAAAGTTTCCTACACCAACAATAGTTCTGGCGCTGATTGCTTGACAATTTACACCTGCGCTTTGTATGCCATAAATAAAAGGAGATCCAGAATAATAAATTCTGTCTATACCTATATCAGTAAACACAACAACGTCTGTCTGCCATTTAACGGCATAAAAAGCATTACCACCTGTAACTACCTGCAAATCTCCGGCAGAGTTTGTGGCCGAAGCCGCCCAGGTGTTGTTATCTTCTCTATCAGACCAGGCAACTTTTCTTGGGTCTCCGCCAGATCCTATAGCAAAAACGTGTCTTTCATTTGTGACAATAACTGCTTCGTTGTTTACAGGCGCGTTTGATAAAACTGTCGCTACAGTTGTGGGAGAGCTTGGCTGCCATCTGTATATTTTTCCGTCGCTTGCAGAGCAAAATAAAAGATCTTCACCCCAATTCGCAAAACTAAATGATTTTGTATCAAAACTTAAAGTTGATTCTCCATCACCAGAACCAGACCTAGCAACTCCATACGCTTCTCTTCCATAATTACCAGCACCCCAACCTAAAACATCGGCCGCCTCATCTGTAGAGAAACCAGAATAAGCCAGGCTTATACCTGTGCCTCCTTGCCCGGTGTCACTACTATTAGCCGTGACAGTTGCTTGAGTTGTGTCTTTAGCTGTAAATGTAAAAGTGTTTGCGTCCGGGACAGATACAATTTTATACACTTGATTTAAAACTGTTGCAGTTATGTTGCCGCCTAAACTTGACGCTCCTGATATTGTGACAAAATCATCAACAGCTGCGCCATGCCCGGTGTTAGTTACGGTTATTGTTGACGAACCATTAGAGGCCGCAAAAACATTACTCAAGCCTGTATTTGTTGTTCTTAAAGGAGTGACGTCGTATAAAGCATCTTGATAAAGAACATAAACTCTTTGTCTTGTTCCTATAGCTAATACTTGGTCGCCGCTATTATCTTTGTAGGCATACATGCCAATAGGTGTACCTGTCAAAGGTACATCCCTAAGTTTATCCCAACCACCGATAGGTTTAAGATAGCCGTTTTCAAAACGCACTAAATCACCATCTACCCATCTGCCTTTGTTTGAGTAGTCTGTTCCGTTTTTTACTATTCCTGCTGGGGGTGTTATTTGTACCAGGGCCATGATTTAACCTCTAGGCTGTTCTAACAAACATATATACTCTGTAATGTTTTTGTTCTGTATTTACTGTTGTTGTTCCCGTACCAAATACTGTAATAGTTGTAGAAGATGCGTTTGCCGTGTAGTAGTCGTTTGTATCTGGATCGCCGCTAAAGTCAACTGCATTACCAGAAGAGTTGAATGAACCGCTTCTGTGACCAGAACTGCTAGAAGCCATATCAATACCTTTAGATGCACTAGACCTTGTGCCGTCATACCATTGGTGAACGTGTGCGTGACTACCGCTAGAAGTTACGCCTATAGAAACTGTTTTGGTAGAAGTTCCTTGATTACCTGGACTGCCGCTTTCAATAGATTGTAAAACTCTGCCCTCTCCTATTGCTGACCAAGTTCCACCAAAAAGAGACGATGGATTTGTGCTTGATGTAGATACATAAACAGCGCCTACAGGATAAACTTTTAAAAATATATTTGTTCCACTAATGCTTACACTTGAAAAATTACCCGTGCTTGCTGAGCTTGCGCCAACAGTTGTACCGTCTATCGCACCGCCGTTAATGTCTGCTGACGAAGTTGATAAAGAGCTTAATGTAGCTGCCCCGGAACTGCTAATTGTACTAAAGGCCCCTGTGCTTGCTGAGCTGGCCCCGATGGGCGTCCCGTCTATAGCTCCTCCGTCAATGTTTACAGAGGATGACGATAAAGCAGTTGCAGTCAAAGAACTTATTGTTATTGATGCAATAGTTCCGCCTTCTACTTTGTCACCAGATATTTGATTATCGGCTAGTGTCAATGTTCCAGCAGAAACATCCAGAGTTTTTCCAGATCCTACTTTAAGACCTACAGAAGTTCCTGTTCCGGCTCCTGCAAAGATAGCATCAACGGCATCTAAATCATCGTTAATAAGGCCACCCCAAACATTAGAAGATCCTCCAACGCTAGGTTTTGATAGGTTTAAGTTTGTAGTAAACGTAACTGACATGGTTATTAATTATAAACTATACAGGCAGTTCTTGAGAATGAATTATTCGCCTGTTTGAATATCTGCATCCATCATATCTTGATATGCTTTTTTTACTTCATCAGTCCATGTGGCGTTTGCTATGGCTTGCACTTTTGCATCTTCACCAGATATATCTGCATCTTTCCATGTATCGCCATCTCTAACACTAGGAACTACGCTATGCCTGTGTAAAGACCTGTTTATTTCTACACCATCTTCTTTTAATACTGTTGCTGTTCTAACAGATATTATTGAATTTTCGGAAACTTCAATCTTATCTACTATTATCTCTTTTGTAATTGCCATAATTTTACCTCTAATCTGTGTAATACCATCCTGTTATTAACAAAGCTGTTACGCTTCCATTTTGATTTGGTTCTCTAGCATACATGGTTGCGTTAGTAACTGCACCAGAAGTACCGTCAACTTCGTGGAAATAAATAAATGCTGGATCGGCGTTTCTATGAACATGGGGTCTAAAATCTTGAGTATTCATAGAGCCAGAGTAACCTATTGCACCAACAGGATAAGTCTCATTTGTCACCGAACTTGTGTTGAAAGGTAGAGAAATTCTGAAATTACTGCTGTTGTTTACAAAAGATAAAAGTAAATAAGTGTAATAATAAACAACATTACCTATCTTTGTATATTTAGAACTATAGTTTGTATTTATAGTGCCACCATTAGGAAGCGTTGGTGTCCATGTGCCTTCTTCATAATCGTTCAGAGCATTTGCGGCTGCTGAATCTGTGCCAAACTTTAAACCATCCGTATCTAATCTTAAATTTTGAGTATAGCTTTCTGACCCTAAAGCACCTGTATGAGAGTAAAAAAGCATGATGCCGCCAGCATGATTACCTATACTTATACCGCCATTCCCTGTAGTGCTTACCATCTGTAAATAATTATCCATGCCACCTGTAACGACTGCTCTTGTGTTGCCACCACCTACAGTTGTTGTGCCTACAGATATTCTTGATGCAAGACCTAAATTTTCATTTGTATCGATAGTCAATGCAGTCGCATTGCCATTATCGACAATACTTGGTGTGCTTGATAACTCTGCTGGTACTTTAGTTGTCATATTAACCTATAGTTTTAGTAACCGATGTTGGTGTAATTTGTTCAGCTATCTGAGCATCAAGACCTGCTTTCATTTCAGTAACTTTATCAGCTCCTAAAGCTGCTTCAACCCAACCTTGTACATCGCTTGCTGTTAAGTCTGCAAAGGCTTTGAAGCTAGATAAATCAGAAACATCTAAAGGCTGACTGCCATAGACACTTGCAGTTTGCGGATTACCGTCTGCATCGTTATTAGCATCGTCAGTTGCTATAAGTCGCCAATGGACGTTATGAACCACATCGTCCTTTTCTTCGTGTGTTGGGTAAGTATCAACTGTACTTACCTTCCATTCATAATTAATTGCCATTTTTTAGTACCTCAATTTGTTGTTGTAGTGATTCGATTTGTTCTTGTTGTTCTTGTATTGCTTTTGTTAAATGAGCCACTATACCTGTCGTGTCAATACCCATATCTTTTTTACCATCTGTTCCTGAAGCAACTCCTGTTTCTGTACCAAATATTTCTGCTACTTCTTGAGCAATAAAACCTGTTTTTGTATTGGTTGCATACCCTTCACTCTCTTTAAAATTAAATGTTTTTGGTTCTAGTAATTTTACCTTTGCTAAAGAAGATTCGTTTATTGGTTGTATGTTTTCTTTTAAATCTCTATCAGATTGTGAAGTTCCTGCAAAATAATAATCGCCATCACCCCTAGCATAAAAAGTAGTTGACCCAGAAGAATTAGAACCTGCAAAGTTATAGTAAGCATTATTAGAAACTTTTCCTGTAAAGACGTTTGCTACCCCAACATTTTCAGCATTGACTGTTCCTGAAATAATCCTACTTATAGTTCCTACATACATATAGCCAGACGCATCAATACGCATCCTTTCTGACGCAGAAAAACTACTGTTAGTGCTTGTATTTCTAAAGTAAAAGTTATTATAAGACCCTGTGGTTGAACCCAAGCTATCAAGATAAAAACCATTTGATACACCAACCGCATTTTCTTGATTATTGATACCTTTTAAAACTACTGCAGCACTTGTAGCATCCAAAACCAATTTTGGAGTCCAACCTATTGAAGAAGTTATGGTTGTAGTTCCAATACCAACCTTCCCTGCAAAATAATTACTATTACCACTTATATGTGCGATTTCTATAGGTGATGAATAATCTGACCAAGGCGTTACATTCTGATCTCTGCCATACCTAAAAAATTTAAACTTGGTGTTACCCTGACTTCTTCCTGCTAAGAAATTTATGTTGTAATCTCCGCTTGTATCGTCAGTAATTTTTAAACCAGAATAACCGTTGTTAGGATTATCAAAAATAACTCCGTTACCGCCCATGACGTGTAGTTGTGTAACAGGTGCGCCACCCAAACCAACTCGTTCATCTGCATTTATTTGAATGGCAGGATCAGATCCTAAAGTTGTACCCTTACCAATAATTAAATCGTCTTGTGAATCATCTAAGCCAATATGATAATCAACTGTATTACCGTCAAAAATTATTTTTGTATCTTCTGCGCCACCATCACCAATCGTAAAGGTTGGTGTAGCTCCTTTAAGAGCCATTGCTCCTCCTGAAATTACGACTGTATCTGTGCCAGCAACTTTAATATCTATCTGATCATCAGTATCAGCCGTGATGGTCGTATCACCATCGGCATCGAGAATCATCTCGTTACCGTTTAAATCTATTAGTGATGCTTTAGTTGTCATTCGTCTGCTACCTCTATTTCGTTACCTTCTTCTACCCAAGCTAGTATAGCTTTATAGTGTCTGTTATTAGGGTCTAATGGTACAAACATTTCTACATCTGCTAGTTCGCCTTCTTTATTTATTGCTTCTATCACAGCTTTTATAGCAGTATGTCCACTACCTTTAATTTCGTGTGCTACATACTTAGCACTTGTAATGTTTATTTTGCCTTCCATCTATAACTCTGCCTCTGCATCAAAATAATCTACACTTCCTGCACTTACATCTCCATTAGTTAAAGTTAAGTAAAAGGATAATCGTTCTACAGTATGATAAGTGCTACTTAAAGTCCCCCCACCCACAGTTTGAGTTGATGAAGGAGTATGGTTCATAGGAACAGGTAAAGAATAAAAAACAAATCCTCTACTAGCTGTATTTCCATTGTAGGTTGTACCATACATCGGACTGCTTTGATTAGTCATTTTGTAATAATATCTGTAGCAAAGCATCAATGCTTCTTGTTTAGTTATGTATTCAAATTCAGTAGCAACATCGCCAACCTCTAATTGTATTGCTGTTATGTAAAATTCATTACTTGTGCTTGAAAAAAAGTTACTTATACCTGCTGCTCTATTAGCTTGGGTAACAGAAGTCCACGTTTCACTTAAAGTACCGCTTGTAAAATTGCTACCACCTAGTAACCAAATTTGAAAAAATAAACTTGTATTATTGTCGTTACCAAATGCACCTGTAGTATCAGCAGGAAAAGTTAATTCTACTTTTGACCAAGATGATGTAACTGAAAAACTTTTAGAAACTTGTCTAGCATTGTCGTTATCGTATAGTTCAACTACATATGTAGCACTTGCGTTACCTTTAACCCAAAAACTAGCTGTAAGTTGTTTTGCTCCACTCGTACCTTTTTTAACGTGCTGTAAATTTTGTCCTTCTATTCTTTGATCTAATAGACAAAATTGATCTGCTCCTACAGATGTATCTGCGGTGGTGCAGTTTAGTTTTAGACTTGTCGTTACGTTACTTTCAGGGGGTGCATCTTCTGTTCCTGCGGTCATAGTTAGCCTTCCTTCTGTGCTAGGGTTAATTACCCATCTATCAGCAGTAGGATAAAGTGCTGAAGCTCCAACACCTGTAGCTTGTTGGGTTCTTTGGTAAATATTAAAGTCGCCATTAATTATAATGTTGCGTCTGCCGAAAGCTCCAGAGCTTTCAACCATACTTGTATCTACTTTAGTTAATGCCATTAGTTGCCCTCTAAGGTTGTTATTCTAACTTCTAGTTCTTGTATTGTCTTTACAAGTAAAGGTACAAGCACACTATTATCCATAGTTTGATAAATAGGGTTTCCATCAGAGTCAACTGCATCCTTACTTCCGCTAACTGCATTAGGTACTACTTCTTGTGCTTCGTGTGCTAAAAATCCTTGATGTGTAAAATCAGGATTATCTATAAAATTAAAATTATATGTTTTTAATTGTTTTAATTGATTAGTAGCATTTTCTAAAGGTGTAACATTTTCTTTACGTCTATAGTCTGATGTAGTGTTATATCTAACTACTCCACCATTAAAATCAATATCTCCTTGAAAGCTACCATCTAGTTGAAACACAACAACATTATTATTACTTGCTACACTATTAGTCTTGTTAATTTCTATCAATCCATCTGTATTTGTTGAAGTACCACCAGCAAATGAATATCTACTTTGTGAAAAAAATACACCTTTAGTTCCAGCACCAGAATCAGCTACATCAGAAGTAGTTGACCAGCCCAAGTCTCCATTAGAAGCAATACGCATTCTTTCGCCTGTAGATTCACTGCCAATTGTGTTAAAAACTAATGCACCATTTACAGTAGAACCTGTGGAAGTCCATTGTTGTTCTTTAAGAAGTTTTATTGCTGGTATAGAAAAAATATAAGAATCTACTGTTCTACCTAATCCAAAGTTAAGAGATACACTATCAGCAGTTCCAGATTGATTGGTGTTTGTTAGTAATGCTCCTACAGTATTTCCTGTTGCAGACGCAGATGTTTCTAAGATTGCGTCAGGACTTGAAGTTCCAATCCCAACATTACCAGAAGAGTCAATACGCATAGCTTCTGAACCTTGAGGTTTAAAAGTCATTGCTCTATCTGCTTTCTGCATGGCAAAATAGTCACCAGCTCCATCAATCATAATCATTTGTGGTTCTGATGATGAAGAAGAAGTTCTAATTCTAAGTGTCGTTGCTCCTGAGCTTTCTAAATGTAAATGAGAATCAGGACTTGCAGTTCCAATTCCAACACTTCCTCCATTTTCTATTGCTACTATTGGATTTGTACCGACAGTTGAGCCTGTACCTATTACTAAATCATCAGCACTATCATCTAGTCCTATGTAAAAGTCTTGAGCATTTCCGTCAAAAACAATCTTAGTATCTTCTGCACCACCATCACCAATCGTAATAGTTGGTGTAGTACCTTTAAGTGTCATAGCACTATTAGTTAGTGTTAGCACCTCAGTACCAGCAATGTCCATTCTAATAGTATCTTCATCAGAACTTTCTTCTACTTGTATCTTAGTATCGCCATCAGCGTCTTCAAAAGTAGTTACAGCTACATTACTAAATGTTACACATTCTACTTTTGTACCAGTAGGAGGAGCAGCACTAAATGTTAGTGTGCTACCTGATA